TTTCCCTTTCTCTCTGTAATTTCTGAAGAGAAAGTGGTGGCAGGTGCAGCTGACACCCTTTAAATAGTCTTCTCTCTGCAATAGAAGGGTGGAGGCAAGAGGCCACCAAGCCACCTACATTAGGAAAAAAAAGGTGGAGGAGGAAATGTCTGGGTTACTGGGTCAGACAGGATATGATTAGCATAATATTAGCCCGCCAAAAGCTGTGGTTTTTATGCAGATGAGGTGTGACCTTTGGTGGAGGACCTATCTCTCTATCTGTAAGTAAGAATTTTTCACTTTTTAACAAATTTTAACCTCTTAGTAACTGTAGTGTTCTCTCTCCTCAGAAAGTCCTTGATATTGTTGGCCATTTGGGTGCTGTGTCAAGGACTTAGGTAAGAGAATGGGTATTTTGTTAAGTATTCCTGAGATCATTGCAGCTACTGCTATTGGTGGAGGGGAGGCCTTGGAAATTGCTGGAAGTGTAGGAGCTTTGGTGTCTGGAGAGGGATTGGCCACCTTGGAAGCCCTTCAAAGTGCTGCTGCTCTATCTACTGAGGCCACAGCTGCTCTGGCAGTGTCCAATGAAGCTGCTATAGTATTATCTACTATTCCTGAATTATCCCAGACCTTGTTTGGAGTCCAAACCTTACTATCTTCTGTGGCAGGTGTTGGTGGTGTAGTATACAACCTAAATCCTGGGGAACTGTACCAGGCGCCCGAGGGACCAGGTGGACTCGGCCCAAGAATTGGAAGCACAACCATGGCACTTCAATTGTGGTTGCCACAAGCGTGGCCTTGGGGAGGCGCAGCTGGAGGTGTCCCCGATTGGCTCCTTGAGGTGCTTCGTGAAGTGCCTACTCCCTCAGAGATCCTCTATAACATTGCCAGAGGAATCTGGACTTCCTACTACAGAACAGGAAGAGAGTTAATACAAAGAACTGCTACTAGGGAATTGGCAAGCCTGTTGAGTAGACTAAGGCAGAATATTATAAATGGGGCTAATAGAGCTATAGAAATGGCTCCAGACCCTGTACAAGGCCTTCTAAATCTAATAAATCAGGCCATTGCCTACAATAGGGACTGGGAAACTAGGGCTCTCCTTGAGGGGAGGCCATTGTTTGAACCAGGGGGTGTTGTCATGTATGACACACAAAATCTGCCACTCAGTGGAAATAATGACCAGAGGGGAGGGTTTCATGATGAAGGAACATGGGTTAGTTTCCAAGGGGAGGAAGGAAACACTCCCCAGTATACTATACCTCAATGGATGCTTTTTGTTCTTGAGGAGCTACAAAAAGAAGTGAATAAGGAGAATAAACATGCCCTGTCAAAGAAAAGGAAATGGACCCACACAGAAACTTCCCAGAGTGATAAGAAAAGGAGGCGTTGAAGTTTTGGATACAGTACCACTCACTGAGGAAACACAGTACAAAGTTGAAGCAGTGTTGCTGCCAAACTTTGGAAAAGCAGCTACAACTGGGAACTTTCAATCTAGAGGCCTACCTTATCCTATGAGTGACACTCTGGGGCCGGGGGCTGCTTTGTGTTACTCTGTTGCTGTTATTAATTTGCCTGAAATTCCTGATGCCATGTGTGAGGACACAATGATTGTTTGGGAGGCCTATAGGCTGGAAACAGAACTTCTATTTGCTCCACAAATGGCTAGTTCTGGTTATCAAAGGGCTAATGGCACTCTAGCTGGAACAGAGGGCAGTCAACTATACTTCTGGGCCTGTGGAGGAGGCCCCTTGGATGTAATTGGAATTAACCCTGACCCTGAAAGGCTAAAGGTCAATGAAGCCCTAGAAGGTCCAGGCAATACTGATGTAGCTAGCCTGCAAGCCCTCAGAAAGCAAGTAAATGCTGCAAATTTCCCAGTAGAGCTCTGGGTTGCAGATCCCACAAAAAATGATAATACCAGATACTTTGGCAGAGTGGTTGGAGGGGGAGTAACCCCTCCAGTTGTGTCCTATGGGAATCAGAGTACCACTCCCCTTATTGATGAAAATGGAGTTGGAATTTTGTGTACTTTTGGCAGTGTGTATCTTACCAGTGCTGATATGGTTGGAATGACAGGCCTTCCAGGCCTTCCCACTCTGAGTGCTGACTACAGTAACCAGAGAACAGTACAGGCTGGTTATGGCAGATTTTTTAGAGTCCACTGCAGACAAAGAAGAATTAAGCACCCCTACACAGTGGATATGATGTTTAGACAGTTTCTGCAGCCCCAGAAGCCACAGGTGCAGGGGCAGCAACCTGCTGCAGTGCAAGAAGTTACAATGGAGCAAATGCAGCCTGCTACTATCCCTCCAACTGTTGAGGGAGGCCTTGGCTTTGCTCCCACCAGTAAGTTTCTGATCCAAAATGGAGAGCTTATTTATCCCAGCAGCAATGCTGCTGCAGCAGCTGCAAAAATATCTGTAGCCCCAAAGAAAAACACAGACAACAAGAAGGAATTGTAACCATTTTATTAAACTTATTCCAGTGGAATACAAAGCATATGCTGGGTAATTTCTAGAAATGAAAAGTTTTATTGTATCAATAAACTAGTTATTCATAGAACCAATACCAGACTCTGTACTTTCTTGGGTTTCCCTGGTATTTTCCTCTGTGGGATCATTAATGAGCACACCCTCAAAAGGGTCTTTACCTGATAAAATATTCTCCTTCATAGTTTGAAACATTCCATATGAAACCCACTGTTCAAATGTTTGTTTCCAATTAACTACCTCTTCTTGTATTTCTTCAACAAAGTCAGACACTGGTTCCCACCAAATGAGAGCAGCTAGCAATGTACACCCTTTTTGCAAAAGCCTTTTTTTCATTAAAATAGGGTTTGCATCCAAGCTTTTTTTAAGGCCTGGTTTATGCAAAAAGTAGTAGCCTTTTGCTACTCTTGCCTTCACTGTTGTTGGAATAGCATATTCATTACAAGTTATTATACAAGGGGGAAACAGCTGAGATGTTTTATTAATATGCTTCCTTTCCAAATTCACTGGTACACACCCATCTAAATAATCCCTCATATTATCAAGATTTGCCATCCCAACACCTGAAGGTAAATCTGTGTTAGGCAGGGGTGTTCCCTTTACATCCTCAATTACCACCATGTACTTATCAATAGCACATCCCAGTTCAAAGTTTATCTTGTCACTGCTACAATTTACATTTAATGCCACCCCTCCTAGTAAATCCAGAATGGCAGCTGCTAAGGTTGTTTTCCCACTGTTGATAGGCCCTTTAAACAATAGGTTTCTTCTTTTGGGGGTGTTTTCTACTAAGTAGGACAGCATCTCTTTAATTTTAATAGTGAACTGTGGCAATAGGCAGTCTAACCAGGCCACTGCTCCTATTAATTGAGTTATTTCAACACCCCCTCCAAACTGCTCTGCCAGCACTTTGAATTGTTTCTTAAATGACATAACCATGAGATCTTTCCTAGTAGATTCCATCATAAGAACCCTTCTGGCAGCTAAAACTCTATCAGCAGCTTGCTGAGCAATTCCCTTTTGATTTTTAGCAGTTTTAAACAGTTTAGCATTGGCCCAGTGCTTCTCATGGTGTTGGTGGGCCTTCACTGACTTTAAACACTTAGGACATAGTGATGGCTCTGTAGCAAATTCCATATAATATCCCATAATAAGTAACACATCAGTTAATTCCATGTCTGCTGCAAAATCTGCTACAAAATTCCAGTCACAGTCATCTTTTTTAGAAGCTTCTTGAAAATCATAAGAGTGAAGGCCTCCTTCCTTTGACTCTCTTAACACAGCAAATTTAGAATCTTGTAAGGCCTTATAACATTCAGCATTTTTTAACACAGCTTTTACCATAATAAAAGAAACAGTACAGTGTTTTTTACAAGCATTTAAAATAGCTGATACCCTATGTCTGCTTCCACTAATAAAAAACACCAGGGCACCACTACCATCTACACAGTTGTAGGCCCCAATAAACAGAGCATTAAACTCAACACCTAATTTCTCATAAAGCAACATACTTTTCTCATAAGTTGTGTAGCACAAAAAGCAGGTATAGCACTTGTTACCTAAAGTAGCATGGCTTAAAAACTCAGACAGGCATTCAGGAAAGTCTTGGGGAGCTGGATTAGGCTTTTTTTGCTTAGGAGGGGTGGCAGAATATTTACTATCTTGGCTGCATCCCTCCTCAGGATTCACAGAAGCAGATGCTGCAGGTTCTTCTTCATCAGATGATGACAGCTCTTCTGTACAGTAAAGATCTTCATCCCATCCCTTGTTGAAGTCCTGCCACCATTGGTCCCACGCAGGGCTTCCATATGGGGGCGGAGGTCTCACCTACAAAAAGATAATTAGTAAGGTTGCTTTGTTTACTCCCCTTAGTCAGGCTTTTAGGCCTTGGATTACTTACAGTAGATTTAGCTGTCCCCAAAGGTTAAGTACATCCATTGGAGTTTGGAAAATAATGTGGCTCCACCACATAAAGGATTCCTCAGATCTTTCTACTCCAAACCAGTCTAAATAGCAGTCAAAGCACCAGCATTTGCCCCATAAAAGAGGCCCCCGGTGGTCTTTAGCATACTCTTTGGCCTTCTTCTTATGCTTTCTCTTTAAAATGCAATGAATACAACAGCAGGCTCTTAAACCTTGCACTACACACAAATTGTAGTTCCACACCTTTTTTCTGTTAAACTCTGGCCCCAAAAACTCCCCTACAGTCAATTCTATATCCCAAAAACTGACCTCATCAGAGCTGTAATGCCACATGGGGCTTCCAGACCTTTGATCTCTCAAAGTAGCTTGCAGCTTGTCTTTTAAGACATTCAGTCTTTGCATTTTCTGGGGATCTCCACCTTTATCTGGATGATACTTTTTGCTGGCTAATCTAACCTTATGCTGTATGAGGGGCAAATTCCCCCAACAGGCCATGTTCAGGCCTATTAATTCCATAAGCTCCTTGACTTCATCTCTACCTAAAAGCTTGTCCAT